TGATTTAGCGACTGTAGCTCAAATAGAATTGGGAGAGGCTACAGATATTGCATCAGATGCGTTAGGCGCATTTAACCTGATGACAAAAGATCATACTCAACTCGGTAAAAATCTGGCCAGAATTAATAATGTAATTGCCAAAACAACCACATCAGCAAATACAAATACTGTTGAATTCTTTGAAGCAATGAAAGATGGTGGACCGGTAGCAACGGCGGCGGGTGCTTCTATTGAGACTTTTGCAGCCCTGGTAGGGCAACTAGCTAATGCTGGTATCAAGGGTTCAAAAGCTGGCACAACTCTTAAAAATATGTTCCTCAAACTTTCCGCTCCAAGTTCAAAAGCTGCAAAGATGTTAAAGGATCTTGGAGTTAATGCGGTAGATTCTAATGGTAATCTACGCGATATGTTAGATATTTTGGGAGAACTTCAAAAGCCGTTAGCGAAATTAGGAACTGCACAGCAAGCAGCAATTCTTGATGAATTATTCGGTAAACGTGCTATTGCTGGTGTAAATGTTTTATTGGCAGTAGGGGCAAAAAGACTGAGAGAATATAGAGGTGAAATCCTTAATGCTAATGATGCAGCCACCACAATGGCAGCCGTTATGCGTGATCAGTTGTTTGGTAAATGGACTGCGTTTTTATCTGCTATTGAAGGTGTCAAGGTTAGTGTATTCAGCTATGTAGAAGGTCCATTATCAGATGTTATAGTCAAAATGACTGAGTGGGTTAGAGCAAATGAAGATTTAATAGCAGGAAAAATAGGCGAATTTCTTAAAAAAGTGATCAATAATTTTGCTAATATTGTCAAATGGATGAAGAGGATTGGTATTGCAGTAGCAGTATTTTTTAGCTTGATAGCTGTCCTGAAAACTTTGACCCTAATATTGACGCTTGTAAATCTGGTGATGGCAGCCAATCCCATTACATTAATTGTTATTGGGGTATTGGCATTAATCGCGGCTGTAGCAGCGGCGGCTCTATTATGGGATGATTTCAGAAATGCCTTGGTTACTACCTTCAATGATGTTGTAACTGTAATTAGAGATACGGTCTCAAATATTATTAATACTTGGCAAGGTGTTGTATTATTCTTCTCTAATGTATGGCTTACCATATTTGGCTTTTTCAATGAAGGGGTAGCTAAAATCAATAGCCTTGTTTCGTTACTTACTTCTGCATGGACAGCCGTTGGTACATTTTTCTCTGGATTATGGAGTAATATAGGCGGCTTTATTTTTGATGCTGTTAAAAAGTTTTCCGATGCGGTAGAGAATATAAAAAAAAGTTGGGCGCCGATAAAAGCATTTTTCAAAGATTTATGGGATGATGTTGTCGGAATATTCCAAGATGCCTGGAAAATAATTAAATCAATTATTGATAAAATTATCGGCGGTGTTTCTATCATCGTAAATGCGTTAACAGGTAATTTTGCTGGTGGTTCAGCAATAAAATTTTTACAGCAAAGCAATGAAGGTCAAGTGAACAATGGTCAAAATAATATAGGTGGTTCACAAGTTATAACTACCAGGGAGCAAATCACCAGAAGTATAGAAGAGAACCGCTCCGTTAACAGTGCAGAGATTACCATAAAAGATGAAACCGGTTTTGCTCGCTTAACAAGGGGGCAATTTAACAAGAATATATCCTTAGAATCATCAGGGGAATTTTAATGTCCTGGATAGATAGATTACAAGAGGCTGCATATATCTCCCCTAGCGGAGTTAGAATAGTTTTCAATTACGAAAACGTAAAAAGGGCTGTTTCTAAAAAAACAACAGGCTTTGAATTTCCGGATGCAGATGGAACCTTTGTACAGGATCTTGGACGCTCCGGGCGTAGATATCCGATGATGGTAATTTTTTGGGGTAATGATTATGATCAACAAGCATCATCCTTTGAAGCGGCATTAATCGAGCGGGGAATTGGTAAGCTTGAACACCCGTTATACGGAACTATTGACGTAGTTCCATTTGGAACAATAACAAGGCGTGATGATCTGAAAACAGCATCAAATCAGGCTTTTATTAATGTTTCATTTTGGGAAACTATCGGCTTAACATATCCGGCTACACAGACGGACCCAGGAAATGAAATATTAGCAGCCATACAGGACTATAATACATCTGCATCTATTGCTTTCGGAGAATCAATCAGCCTTGATACCACAGTAGAACAGGTTACTTTTGAAAATACATACCAAGCTATCTCTGATGTAAGCGTTAATGTTTTGCAGCCTATTGCGGATACTCAGAGCAACATTAAATCCAGCTTTGATGTAATTAAAGATTCCATCGATAATAGTATTGATCAGCTAATCAAAGAACCAATCATCTTAGCACTTCAAACAATTCAACTAATCCAGACACCTGCCAGGGCACTAACAAACATCACAGCAAGATTAGTTGCTTATGGTAATCTGATAACATCTATTATATCTGGTAAACAAAGTATTGCTAAACCGGGATTTGATTCAAAGAATTTTAATGATTTTTACACCCGTGATCTTTATGGGTCTACCTATGTAACGGGGTCAATACTATCCACAATTAATAATACCTTTTTCACCAAACCGGAAGCTATAGCAGCGGCAGAAGTAATTCTAAATCAAATGGATGCAATCATCAATTGGCGAGACTTAAATTATAAATCTCTCAATGATAGTGATTTCAGGGCTGCTATTGATACTGGTGATGCCTACCAGAAGTTACAAGAGGCTGTAGCCTTGACGGCTGGTTTTTTAATTGAAATATCATTTTCACTTAAACAGGAATGGACAATTATTTTAGACCGCGATAGAACTATTGTAGATTTAACAGCCGAACTTTACGGGGAAATTGACGGTAAACTTGATTTTCTAATTGATTCAAATAATTTGAGCGGATCAGAGATAATAGAAATACCAAGAGGGCGGGCAATTGTCTACTACGTATAAAGTACAACCAGGCGATACTTTAGAGACTATTGCTCGTAAGCAGTATGGCACTGAAACAGCAGCCAAGCAGATATCAGATGCTAATCCAGGCTTATCAGCTACTCTTATACCCGGAACACAGATCATCACTCCTACAGCACCAGGGACAGCACCAGATGTAATACCACAGGTATCTGCCAATAACGAAAATGAAGTGGCAGTAATTATAGAGGGGCAGACTTTCCGCTTTTGGGAAAATATCTCAATTACAAGGGCGATTGATTCAATGGACCTTGTAGAGTTTACAGCCCCTTTTGATTCAGAAGCGGAAGGATTCAGGGCAACTTTTCAACCTTTTACATTTAAGCCATTATCAATAACGGTTGGTGGTGAGGCGTTATTTACAGGGACATTAGTTGCAGTTGATCCTAAAATAGAGAACAAAAGGAAAGTATTATCCGTAGGTGCTTATTCTTTACCAGGTGTTTTAAACGATTGCACACCCCCTGCAAGTGCTTTTCCTCTGGAATTTAACAATCAGAGATTAAAAGAAATTGCCGCTTCTATCGCGGCACCATTTGGCATAACAACAGAATTTCAAGCTGATCAAGGCGACGTATTTGCACGGGTGGCTTGTAATCCTGGTAAACGAGCCCTTGTTTTTCTGATAGAATTAGCACAACAGCGCAATCTAATTGTATCTAGTAGCTCGATTGGTCATTTGATTTTTTTACAATCTGTAGAAGTTGGTAATCCAGTTGCTTTATTAAGCCAGGGTGACATACCTGTTTTATCAATATCCCCTGCCTTTTCTTCCCAGGATTATTACAGCCATCTTACAGGTATAAAACCTGTAGTAGTTGGTACAGAAGGTTCACAATTTACTGTGAAGAATTCCCGCTTGCAGGGTGTTGTTAGACCAATTACATTCAATGTAACAGATACAGAAAGTGGTGGAGTTAAAACCGCTGTAGAGGCTAAATCAGGGCGAATGTTTGGAAATATGGCTTCATATTCTGTCAAATTGTCAACGTGGAGAGATACAACAGGTTCACTATGGAAACCAAATACAACAATAAAATTGATAGCTCCGGAAGCAATGATATATTCAAATTATGAATTTGTAATCAGGTCTATTGTTTTCAATCGTGACAGTGCATCAGAAACAGCGACGCTCAATCTTGTTATTCCAGGCTCATTTAGCGGCAAAAATCCGGAGGTATTACCTTGGGAAAATTAGGTACAATATTATCTTCATTACGTGCGGTACGTAATAATGTCAAGGTTGATGATGTCAAGGTTGATATTGGTGGTGGTGCAAATATTACCGCTGAACACTTTGCAGATTTAGGCGAAGACTCACAACCATTAACAGGCGATTATGTAGCATTAAATAGAGATCAGGGCACAGGCAGAGAAACTGCAATCGGCTATATTGATCCAGTTAACGAGCATAAATCTTTACCTGGTGATAAGAGAATCTATGCAAGGGAGTCAGAAGGGAGATTAATTGCAGAGCAATGGTTAAAAAGTGATGGAACTATTATCACAAATAGTCATGCTGTATCAGGTCAAGATATTGTTCTGATGTCTTCCATTACTCAGAATACTGATGGTAGTGTTTTAATTGAAAATGATGAAGGTTCTTTTATCATGGCAGCGAATGGTCAAATCACTTTTCAAAATGATGAAGGTTCTATTGTTTTGGCGGCGGCTGGTGACATTACTATGACTTCCCCTGATGCTGTTTTGAATATTGCTTCCAATGGAGATATCAAAGGAAACAATATTCTAGGTTCATTTGAGCTAACACCGGCTGGTAATTTTGATGTGAACGGTTTAATTATTGATGTAGATGGGAACTTATCCAGTACTGGTACTGTTTCTGCTGAAACTATTGATGGTGGAAAACATGTAATAGCGAAGGGTAAAGAACTTGTGAATCATAAGCACAACATAAACAGCGGCTCTAGTGCTCCCGGTCCTACTGGTGGTAACAACTAATCAGGGCTGTAAATTATTGTTTATTGATGTATTATGTATTAAGAGGTATTCAATGTTAGAAACTCAGCAAGGCGATGTTATCCTATTCCAGATAAATGATGGTGGGGAAATAAATGTAGAAAAAGGTATAGCTGAAATGTCAGGTGGATTAGCAACGGCTGCATATCTATCATTATTCGGGGGTAATCAAGATGATGATAAAAGAGCAAATAATAATTTAACCTGGTGGGCTAATCTGAATGAAAACAATCCTATAGATCAATACAGAAGTGAAACACAAAATTTACTAAACAATATTGCGGCAACCAGTAACAATCTTTTACGTTTAGAAGAGGCTGCCAGGCGGGATTTAGCTTGGCTAATTGAAGGTAGTATAGCCTCTGATATATCAGTTGTGGCTAGTATAATTGCTATCAATAGAGTAGAATTATCAATTGATATTGAGGCTGTAGGCAGGGAATCATCTTTTGAATTTGTAGCTAATTGGAGAAGCACAGTATGAGTTTATCTACACCTACTACAAAAGAAATAAGCGATAATATTATTGCTCAACTTGAATCAACTTTAAATCAAACCATACCCCTGTTACCAAAATCTTTTATGCGGGTTTTGGCTAAGGCTCTAGGGGCTGTCTTTGTCATTTTGTATAAATATGCAGGATTCATTTTTCTACAGATGTTTGTGCAAGAGGCAAGCAATAGTGAAACTATTATTAATGGCAAAACTTTAATTCCGCTTGTTGAATGGGGGCGGTTAATAGGTGTTGGAGATCCTGCACCGGCTACCAGTGCAGAGCTCGAAATACAGATAACCGTAAATGTACAATCGGGAACTTTACCGAGTAGTACGCAATTAGTTAGCACTGATAACGGCGTAACATATTTAACTTTAGAATCAATTATATTGGATGCTCCATTGAAAACGGTTAATGTCATGGCTGTATCTGATCAGGCTGGTGGTGGTGGAGTTGGCACTATCGGAAATCTGGACATTGGTTCAATTTTATCTTTTGTAAATCCTCTTGCTAATATTTCCAGTAATACTCTTGTAACTAATCAAATAGTAACAGGTGCGGAAGCGGAAAGTACAGAAGCTTACAGGCAGAGGGTAAAAGATCGTTTTCAAAAAAGGCCGCAAGGGGGAGCTTTATCAGATTATGTATTATGGGGTACTGAACCGGTAGGAATTATTAACATCTATCCATATACAAGTGATAACCCAGGGCAAGTTGATGTCTATGCAGAGGCTACACCAGAAAGTTCTAGTGATCCTGATGGAATCCCTACAGGCGCACAACTACAAGCGGTTGCAGATTCTATTAACTTAAATCAGAATGGTTTAGCTACCAGACGCCCGGCTAATGCTTTAGCAAACACATTACCAATCACCAGAAGAGATTTTGAAGTCACAATATTTGGATTATCTGTTACTGAAACAGCAGAAGTACAAGAGGATATAACTACTGCAATCGAAGAATATTTTGCTGAAAGAGAACCGTTTATTGATGGTTTATCTATACCGCCACGAAGAGACAGAATTACTCAAACATCAATTAGTAGTGTAGTGGAAGATGTTGTAGCGGCGGCTGGTGGAGTATTTAACGGCACAGAATTATTTGATGTTCTAACAAGTTCAACAATTGGTATCTATAGCTTGGGAATCGGCGAGAAAGCTAAAGTATCATCTGTTAGCTTTGTTTAATGGTGGTTTAATGATTTCATTAGACATATTTAAGCATCTATTACCAAACGCTTTAGCCTGGAATATGACCATAAACAAGCGTTTAAGGGAGTTCTTTGAAGGGTTAGTACCATTTGCCAATGATATTAAAGTCTACATTGATTTGGTATGGTTGGATATTTTCCCTGATACTACTAGAGAAATAACAGCTTGGGAAAAGCAACTTGGTTTAAGTACAGCAATCATTGATGAGCAAGAGAGAAGGGACAGACTTACAGCAGCCTGGAAAGCTCTTGGTGATCAAGATCCAAAATATATACAGGATACTTTACAAAATAATGGTTTTGATGTTTATATTCATGAATGGTGGGAACCAGGAACAGAACCGTTACCAGGTATTAAACAGGCAGCAACTCCCAGGAATCCATTACAATGGATCAAACAAGACGAAACCGCTGGTGGTACCTTTGTATCTTGCGGCGAAGTATTATCATTATGTGGTGAACCTACAGCCTTAGCAGGTGATGGCAGCGAACCATTAGGGTATATTTTAGTAAATAAAATAATCAATATGATTCCTGATGTAATTGTCCTTTGTGGTGAACCAGAAGTATTATGTGGCGAACCGGAAGCATTGTGTGGCGATTTTATAGAGTTCATAGAAGTTAAAAAAGAATATGTAGTCTCAAATGATCCCGCTGAATGGCCATATTTTCTATATTTTGGCGGGGAAACATTCGGAAATATTGCAACCCTTCCGGCTAATCGCCGTGATGAATTTGAAACCCTTTGTCTAAAAATATGTCCTACACAGCAATGGTTAGGAATGTTAATTCAATATAGTTAGAGGAGAATAACTATGGCTATCATACCTGAAGATTTATACACGTTACAAATAACACCGGGAAATGCTAATTATCCTTTAGGATCAGCAAGAAATATTACTTCCCCTGGTGATGGTTTGGGTACCCCCCTTGATCTTGCCTGGATAAATGATATTTGGGGATTTTTACAGAAGCTACTTGATGATGAAGGAATTGTAGCAGATGGTAATGCTGATACTGTATTACTTTCTCAATACATGGAAGCACTAACTGCCAAGGTTAGCAGAACAGATAATGATCTAACTGTGCTCAATGCAATTACAACAGCAGTTGATCAGGTTGTAATGAATCATGTTTTCCGCGATGGTGGTGCTAAATTTTTATCCTGGTCTACCGTAGATCCTGGTGGATCAGTTCGATTACTAAATATAATGTTTGCTTACATTATTAATAATACATCGATAAGTATTAATATTAATGGACCTGTAGACGCATTTAATTTAATTGGCAGTTATATTGAAGCATGTAAGAATAATGGTATCATATTTGGTTTAAATGTTGTTGCTGATCAAGACGATTGGAAAGCGTTAAATATCAATAGTACTGTATTTAGAAATATTGCGGCAACCGCTGGTCAAGAAGCCGCTGCCTGTAAAATATTTGGCAAATATCATTCTATAGTTAATAATGTTATAGATAATATCGTAGGTGCAGCCGGAGAGGAAACATCCGGTATAGCATCTCAAACTAGATACGGTGTGTTTGCTAATAATCGTATTGATGGAATTGTAGAGGGTTCTGGTAGCACTGCTTGGGGTATTAAATTACTTGGTCAAAATCGACTTGGTGCCGGTTCAGGTCCACAAGGCTTTGCAAATGTTGTAGCAAATAATATCATCAATCTGCCAGATAACGGTATAGGTATTGAATCCGGTAGTGATGATCATATAATAACTGGAAACTTGATTGAAGGTGCAGCCTTAGAAGGTATCCTGCACGCTGTTAAATCTGTTAATAGAGTTAGTTCGATTGGTAATACTATTGTATCTTTGACAAAGCCGGTCGGATCAATTGGAATCAGTGCAAATATTAATGGACAATGTGAGAACGTATCAGAGAATATTATTGATAACCAGGAAACCGGTATTTACGTTGGATCAACTCTTGGCAAATCGGTAATGTCAATTACTGGAAATAAAATTAACGATTGTGATGATCCTATTGTCATTGATCCTACGGGGGCTATGTCAGAACTGATCATTACTAATAATGTAATCAAGGGAAGTGGCACAAATGCAATCCGTATTGATGGAACTGTCAACAATTTAATCATCAAAGATAACATTATTGACGGTTACACCAATTTCGTAGAATGGTTGGAAGCGGATGCACCAACTAATTATTTAATATTACAAGATAATTTAAAAGCTCAGACTACGGATAATACGCCTCTAAATATCTTTAGTTTACCTTTAGCTGAAGAAACAGCAGTAATGATCAAAGTCACAGTAATTGCCTTACAAACGAATGGTGTTAATAGAGGCTTTTATGAAAGAATCCACACTTTTTATCGTCGAACTGCTGGTAATGTAACTGCCCAGAGTGTACCGGATAGCCTTGTTTTAAAAGAAAGCGATTCTACATGGGATGTAGCTTTCTTCAGTACTGCAACTGAATTCGGTATCAATGTCAAGGGTAATACAGGTTTAGATATTACCTGGAATCTTAACGTTGAAATAAGTTGTATGCAGGTGGCTTAGTAAAATGATTAATGAAGATCAAGAATTATCTAAAAATTTCTGGCTTTCAGCTTTTGCAAAAAGCAGTGATGAACCGGAGCTTGTAGCCTTAACTGAATTTACAGAAGCACAAATTGCAAGGGCTGGCTATTTCTGTAAATTTCTTCTGCAACCATTACGTGATTATATTGGACCGGTAGGAACCACTTGTGGTAATCGTTCAATGTATAATGATAGGGTAAGCACTAACAAAAATTCAGATCATCTTTGGCGCGATGAAACAGAATCTCTTGCTGTTGATATTCGCTGCAAAGATTTAGGAAAAGCATTCACCTGGTTAATTCATCATCGGGCTATGTTCAAAATGGTATATCTGGATATGGAGCAAAAATTTATTCATATCAGCGCACTGGATACAACCCGTTTAGCTGGTAGAATTTTTGTTAAGTGTGGAAAAAAACAAGTTAATCTATAGAGGTATATTATGGCAACATTCAATTTAGAATTATCTGGAAATTCTGGTTTAAGAATTGAATCTTTTCTTTTAACCGGACCGGGGACATTTGATACGGTTAATGTAACAAATGCCAGTGCTGTGCAATTTTATATAACTGATGGTACTGGATTCAATGTTAAAGAAGCAAATACAATTGGAGATCCTGCACCGGTTACGCCTGGTGAAACAGGTTATACATTCGGGCTTAAACCATTGAACAGTAACATAAATTATCCATTTTTGGTGGAACCTCAAAATGCAGGTAAAACTCTGATAGGAATAGCTTGGAAATAGGAGGTGGATTATGGGAGGCGTAAGCGGCGCAAATCTTGGCAACCCAGGAGTACATAGAACCAACGGAAAACTATTTTGGAATAATGAAGCGGAAGGGAAAACCTTGGATATTACGTTTGGGGGTGGAGAAATTGATACTTTTAAGCCTGTAATTGGTGATACCGATGTGCTTAACAATGGTGGAATAAATAATAATATCATTGAAAACGGCGCATTAGCTAAAATGACAATCCAGAGAGCCGGCATATATATAATTGGTGGTAGCTATTCAACCAGTGGTGATATTACCAATACAGTTATCCATGTAGCAGCATTTAGAAATACTATCAATATTGAAACTGGCCAGGTAGAGAGGCTTTTAGCTACTGTTTTTGATGTCGGTGCTATTGCTACTTTTGATAGTGTCCTCTGCGCCGCTGGTGATGTGCTAGAAGTTGAAATGAAAGTAAGCAAAGCAATTACTATTTCCTTTGAACATCTAACTTGGGTAATAATATAGGTGAAATTATGATTGGATATAATCAGGATCAAATCATGGTTACAGCCAGATCCGGTAAAGTAGTTGGCTATACCTATGACAAAGCCGGTCCAAAATATCAACGGGTTTATGGTAAAAAGTTATATATTCTCACTGAGAGTTTTACTTTTATCCGCAATGAAACCGGAGAATCATTTACTATAGCAGCGGGTTTTACTTGGGATGGTGCCAGTATTCCGCGCATTCTATGGGGGTATACAACACCATTTGACCCGATGACAATAATTGCTGCCTTGATCCATGATTGGTTGTATAAGTATGGCATAGTTTCCAGGGCTCAAGCAGATGAAATGTTTAGAGAATTTCTTTTGTGTGAGCTTAACGGTCCGGTAAAAACCGGTCGGATGTTTTGGGCTGTTAGAATATTTGGTATACGGGGCTATGACAGCAAGCGAAAGAAAGCCTTAAAGGCAGCTAAAAAGGCTGCCAGGCGCGATAGATTCTCTAGATTCATTAAACCTAAATCTGATGATAAAAGCTGATCAGGAGTAGTTCAAATGCCAGGTAAAGATAGTTTTCAGGTTAGTATTGCCAGTACAGTGGAAAAAATATTTGAGGAAATCAAAGACCTCTCTGAGAAATTTACTGAAATGTCAACCAAGCAAGAGGAATTTGAACGAGTGTTGATCGTTGGCAATGGTGAAGATTCAGTTGTAACCAAGGTCAGGAAGACAAGGGAGCGCGTCCATAACGTCGATCAGCGGCTTGATAATCATTTATCCCTTGATGCAAATAACAACACCTGGAAATCAAATTTACTGAGCTTTGCAAAATGGGCTATTCAAATAGCTATTGCAGTCGGAATATTCAAGCTTGCAGGATGATCAAGGTTATGTGATATTATGATTTCACCCCCCTCACTATTACGGTGATAGCGTCCCCTTTCGGGGGGGCGCATTTTTTTTGGATAAATGTTATTTAATGGGTTGACATTACCTGCCAGTGGCAGTATATTATATACATAAGCAAGGGAGACCAAGAACATGACACAGACAACAACAACATACTCAGTAGTTAAACAAGATTCAAACTCAACACATCCTTTCATGGTTGTCAAGACAGTTAAGAGCGTTCTCCATAACGGCGAGAAAAACGAATACACATGCAACGCACGGGAAGACGGGCATACTTTCATGAACGAGCGTGATGCGATTCATTGCGCAGATAATATGTCAAGAGGTTAGTGGTTTTTAATATCGGGGCGAAAGCCCCTTTAATTTTTCAGGTGAATTATGGAATATCTTAAAAAATTTATCAAGGCTGGTTGGAGCAAATCAAGGATTGCTCAAATGCTCAACTTAAAGGACACCGGTACAATAGACAGATGGTTAAAGGGTCAAAGAAAATTAGAAGGTCCGGCTGTCCCTCTTTTAAAAATGGCTTGGAATCATCCAGAATTAACCCACGAATTAATTGATTAGGAGAAATAATGGCTAATATTTTCAAACTCGGAGAAAGCGTCAAGTATTCAGGAAAGAAAATCAAGCGATACAAAGACAAAACTTTCATTGTGATTGGTAGACGCTCCGGACCTAAACTCAGCAATGGAAAATCAGACACTATTTGGATATTGAAGCTCATACTTGATGGTAAGAGTATAGAACTTATGGGTGTTGATTTGATGCCTACTCATTGCATAAAATGCGGCGAAGAGCTTTCTACTGAATTAGAGGGGCTCTGTTTCGGTTGCGATTATCCGCGCTAAACCACCAAACCAGTAACAGAGGACAATATGAAAGATTACAAATTAGCAATTGAAAAGCTCAAAAAATTGAATTATCAGAGTTTCACTCTTGCCAGAGGCGAAGAAACAGTAAACTTTAAAACTCAAATAGACCGGCTATCCACAAAAATGGGTAGAGAAGCTGCATTAGTACAGATGGCAATCTACCAGGTTGGTAGAGATAACTTTTGGGCTTTCATCTGTGATCAACTAGAAACTGCTGAACTAGGAATAGAGGGGTAACACTATGCCAGGTAAATACACTGGAGATTTTAAAAATCAAAAATATGCTGAAAGGCTTTATACGCTGATTAAGCCAGAAAATAGAAAAACAAAAGGTTTAATTATTTGTTGTGACTACTCAGTTGTTGATGAAATAATTAAAAACATAATCAATAATTGTTTTACAACGATGAATATGGTTGGTGATAAATTTAATAATTTACCTCTTGAGATGCCTACTCGTAACAATGCTATTATGAACGGACATATAATTGATATTTATCATGAGCTCGGTTTAAGAGATAAGATTAAAGGTAAAAATTATGACTGGTATCTCTGGATTAGTAATTATCCTATTGATGAAATTCTTGATACCGTCAATTTTCTAGTTTCTGGAATGAGATGTTCTTTTATTTTTCCATCTAATGAAAGAGGTAATACAGATGCCAGGTAAACCAAATCAATTGTATTGCAAAGGTTGCAAGGCTTTCAAAGATATAGATAACTTCTATGAGCGTAAAAGCGTTAAGCGAGGCTATCAAACCAATTGTAAAGCTTGCGCAAATGAAGCAAAAAAACCAAAGCCAGAATTGACAGCAATTACTTTTGAGGATATCTCAAAAGCGGTTGGTGCAGTCATTAACCAGGACAACGTAAAAGAGGCAAGAATAGTTGACTGTAAAGCCCTAAACAACGGCGATTTTAATGTTGTTGTCAAGGGGTCTAGAAAAGGCAAAGTCATAACTGTAAGTATAAAGGGTTTGTGTATCTAGGTTAGATACCGTTTCTACCCGTTTCCAGAGCCAGAGGGCTATAAAAAAGGGAGTATCTATCATGAATAGTTCAGATAGTGAATATTTACTGGATTTGAGAGTAAAAAAGAAACCATTTAGGGAAAGGCAAAAAATGCTCTTTAAAGAGAGCATTCAGAGAATGGCAGATTTACATCCGGTTCATTCAGGTAGATTGCAATTTCTGGCAGATATGGCAGATAACTTTAATCTGTTCTGGATATTCTATACTATGGCGATTCATTTTTATCTTGAAGGCTTTAGACATTACAGCCAGAGAACCATAAAAGAGTTGATAGTACATCATACGGTAGCAGCAACCATTACCCAGGATGGCTACAGGATCAATAATAATGTTGTAAAGTATCTGGCAGAGCTTGCTGTTGTCTATGATAACCGACTTGGTAAGCTGTTTAATTTCAGGGAGAAAGATCAAAAGGAATTGCCACCTGTTGAAAATCCTTTAGAAAGCTGTGGAAATCTTGTTGAAATTCCAACTACCCTTTTTTCGATGGGTGAAATTGACAATAATTAAACAAGTTATCAAAGAGTTTTCAACAGCTTTTCAACAGATTGTGGAAAACTTCGGATAAGGGCTAAGGTCACTTTTCAACAGATTTGGAGTTTGTACACTACTGCTACGGAGTAGGTTGATTAATTAAAAGACTAATATTAATAGTCAAGAGGTGGATAAATGGCATACGCAGAAAATACCAAGGTAACAGTTGAGCGGAGCAAAGCAGCTATTGAGAAGCTACTTTTCAAATATGGTGCTACCAATTATCTGTATGGTATGGAATCTGGCAAAGCATTAATCATGTTTATAATGGACGGTAGACATATCAAGATGGTTTTAGATTTACCGGTAAGGGAAGATGATAATGTTTCAGGCGTAAAGGCATATAATCAGATGCACAAACAGAAATGGCGGGCTCTATATATCGTTTTGAAAGCCAAACTGATAGCAATTGAAGAAAAGATAGCAACCCTGGAAGATGAATTTTTACCTTATACTGTCCTGCCAGATGGTAGAACAGTATCGGAATTTATTAACCCTCAAATAGATCAAGCTTATCTTGACGGCAAAATGCCCAAGATGTTGATGTTAACGGAGTAAAGTATGAGAGAAGATCAGCTTAAAAAAAACCTGAAGTTATTAGATGATGAGCGCAAATACAATAAACAATTTAAAATTGCACAATATTACGCTGTGAGTGTTGAGAATGCAATTCCAGATAGAACCAGTTTTTATTATGTAAAGCTCAATAATGGTAGATGCTATGAAGCTATATTAAGAGAAAATACAGATTGGCGTAAATCAAAAGCTGAATTGCAGCCAATTAAAATAATTCCAAAAAGGGCAAAAAAATATTCTAATTTTGAATTAAACAGCGAAATAACGCGGCTTTTAAATAATGCTTCATGTTCTTTTTATGTACACGATGCTATGGATTTAATTACGGAAGAGGTAAATATATGAGCGAAACCAAGTATAGAAAAGGTAAAATCAAGTGCAAGAAATGCCAAGAACACAGAAACAGTAAACATGCTGGTAAATGTCCAAATGGTCACGGTCTGATCTGCTATCCCTGTGCTAATGTCAGAGGCTTAAAACAGCAATGTCCTTTCTGCAATGCTGCATTGTTGGAAATTGGAACCAGGCGTAAAAAGGGGAAAATATAAAAATGAGTCTCATTAAGCAAATGAAAAAAATCAAAAAAACCAGAGTTGAGCATCGATGCACTTGCTGTAGGAGAATTATTCCAATCGGGGAAAGTTCTTATGAATGGCCTTTAACGCCAATGAATGCCCTTGATTGGGAAGGATATTTTGATCATTGGTATTTTCACGAACATTGTGTAAAAGCAACGGAAGATATTGCAGATTATTATGGAGAATATACAGAAGAGGGATTTAGTGAGGCGTGGGATACTCTTAGTTATAACATGCAAGAGGGTTGGTCTGATTGGGCAGATACAATATTGGAGTTACAGTAATGGACCTATACCCCTGTATTGACTGTGGAGCGGAACCTATGCGGGTTAGTGCATCAGGACATATTGAAAAATTGGAATGCAGCAATCCAGACTGTGATAATTTTGAGGCTAGAATAGTTAAGTTTGAAGATGAATTTGAAGCTCTAGAGTATCAATGGAATGCGGCAAATTTCAAATCAAGAATTAAAAAAAGCACAGAAGAAATTGAAGCGACCCCTATTGATGATCATAGGCGGGTTGTTTGTTATAATTCAAGTTGCACTATCAAGCATCAATGTGCAATTTCACTCCCCGATAACCTGGATACCAGAAGAGAAATTATAAAACCCGGCGAATTTGTCAAGATGAGAAAATACAAGCAAAATCTAGACGGATCTTGTGATGAGTTGGTAATGATAAGCGATGGAGAATAGATATGGATTTTAAGAGAGAATTTTTTGAGACCTGTTCAATGTTGGAATTATACAAGATATTGAAAGCAGTTGTTAACGAGCGATACAGGCGCCTGGAAAAAGGATGGAAAAGCATTGCAATAATTCCACCAGATTCCAAGAGAGTATTTATCCGGCTATTTGGGCAAACTGGTATTCATGATGTTGCTAAATATAAAAGGGGTAAATGGCTTGTGGTGGAACATGATTACGATACAGAGAGTGATCCTAACAAAATGTTAACAAGTGAATATTTTGTAGAACTGGAAAAAAAATATGGAGAAAATACAAACGCTGTTGAATGGCATTACGTCGAAGAAAATTCACCTTGGCCTCTGCACGCTAATTTAGCTGTTCATTGTATCAAAGAGATAACAGAGGTTGGATTGGGAAGGGCTAAAAATGGGAAGAAATAAATTCTACATCAAACCGGTTGCGCCGGGAAAGACTGAATATCATTACAAGTGCAATAGCTGCCAGGCTGTAAATATATTTAATCATCAATTAACTGATTTAGAACTGCACATTTTGCCTACTCACAGACAGCCAAATTGCAGATATATAACGCTGGCAAAACCTTACACTATCACCATGATGTCATTAGAACTAAATGGTGATTCGGCAATGCGCCGTCTGGAAGTTTGTTAAGACAATGGAGAAACAATTAAATGGCCTTGATTTATTCGCCGGAATCGGAGGGTTTTCCCTTGGGATCAGGGGGGCACTTGAGCGCGTCGGCATTGATTACAGAACCCTTTGCTATGTCGAAAATGATCTCCCATGCCAGCAAATTCTCAAGAGTAGAATGCTCGATGGAGTCTATACCTTCGGGAATATCTACGGAGATATCAGAGAATTTGATGGTAAAGAATGGCGGGGTAAAATTGATATCATCACTGGTGGATTCCCCTGCCAGGATATCAGCCTTGCAGGAAATAGAGCCGGTATTAAAGGCGAAAGAAGCGGACTATTCTTTGAAATATGGAGAGTGGTTCGCGAGGTTAGACCGGCAATCGTTATCATGGAAAATGTACCAGCAATCACTTCTACCGGCTATGGAGAAATCACCAGAGAAATTTCCGCGAGCGGGTATCATGTTCAATGGAATAATTTATCCGCTGCGGCTGTGGGAGCTCCGCACCAGAGAAATAGATGGTTTGCTATTGCCTACTCCAACTGTGCATGGAAACAACAATCGGAAGGGATACAGCAAAAAGAGCGGGGACGGTCTATCAACAGCAGTGAAAAAATTTCCAACTCCGACAGTAGCCGACAGCAGAAGGGGAAAAGTTTTAGGGGCAATGGAAATGTTTCCGACACCCACAGCGCACGAAGCGGGTGCAGGAGAAGCATTAAAAAATCTGGTAACGAAAGACGGAAGACCGGCAAAATTAGGGGAAAGAGCTTACAACCCGAAAACAGGAAAACACACACAGATTACATTAAATCGATCCGTGAAAATGTTTCCAACTCCAACGGTATCAGATGCAATAGCGGGGGAGAGGATTCCGCAGCGAAGCAAAAAAAGATCAGCAAATCTGATTCACGTATTGAGAAAAATACCCACACCCACAGCCCAGGACGGGAAAAATTCAACTCTACCACCAAGTCAAAGTCAGAGGGATTCAATTCCGGGTTATCTAATTCAGCAAGGGCTTTCTGGAGTGCTGAACCCCTTGTGGGTAGAGTGGTTGATGGGTTTTCCGGTAGGAATGACAGAATTAGAGCCCTTGGCAATGCTGTTGTTCCCCAAGTGGTAGCGGAAGTAGTCAGAAGAATATTGATAGATGGAGAGTAGATATGGATTATAGGCTAATTAGATCAATGAAACCGGTAGCGAGTCATAATTACGAGTGTAACGCTTGTTTGTTTTTAGATAATGGTGCTTTAGGTGACATTTTCTTTGAAATGTCATTTGCCCAAAAGCGTGCAGTAGTCAAGCACATTCGCCATAATAACGGCGAAATACAGAAAGGTGACAGATATAATTATGATGTTGGTATCCAGGACGGCGAAAGAGTAACAACCAAGTCAATTCCGGCAATAGATGCTATTTGCCAGGAATTTGATATTTATCAGTAGGAGAGAATTATGAGTGAAATAAAAAAGTTACTAAATAATTGCGAAGAGGGTGTATTAATAAAGTTAGATCAACCTCTTGTGATCGAAGAACAGCATAGCAATATGTATTATCACTATATACCATTACCAGAGGGCAATTTACCAGTGATGATAGATGCTAGAGTAGGGGAAATAGTTTGTATTTTGAATAATCTACATGCTGAAATCTGTAAATGTGGCGAAGAGCGATTTAATGATACCTTTAAGTATTGCCCATATTGCGCAGAAAAATATCCTGATACATTTGGCAATGTTGGCGGTCGCATCATTGATATTCAGCTAAGGCGTTCATTTGGAAAAACACCACCTCGTTATTTAGTGGTTGTGCAAGTAGGAGATGCTTCATGAAAGTATGGGAAATGATGAACAGAACAGAATTGTTCGGCGAATACACTGCCAAAGATGATGGTATTGTTTGCCTCTGCTGTGGACAGATTGCAAACGAAAACGAAATAGGCGTAACAGGTGAATGGACTGAAAAATTTCCACACAAATCAAGCTGTTTTTTAATCCAGGATATCGATACAGCCAAAGGTAATACAATCTTCCAGAATGGATTACTACTCAGAATAGCTCTAAAAAGCCTCTGGAAACAAATAGTTGATATCTGTAAAGAAACTATCAGGGAGATAAAATCATGATCAAGCGTTTATTTTGGCTAATCAGGGCAATATTTGCTTACTTTGAATTCAAGCGAGAAGTTGGAAACCAGAAAGGTGTACTATTTGCCTTGAGGCAATATTGCTATTTGTGCACTGAATGCGGCTCTACTGGTGAATCTGATAAATTAGTAGTTGATGGTGAATATTCTGTAACCTGTCCGGACTGCAAAGCAGAATTTATCAAGATTGATAACATACTGCAAATATGTAAATATTGGAAAACAACCATTAGATATATTGTCAAGGGTCGTTACTGGTGTTAATGAAGCTAAATAAAATTGAGAGGCAATGCAGTAAATGCCAATGGTGCACATTTGAAACAATAGCTACGGTTATTATGGCTGGTTGGCTGTTGAATTTTGAGGATAGCAAATGGACTTGTGGCGAATGTCCAAGACCAGAAAGTAAAAAGGTGAAGCATGGCACATCAAAAAGGATTTCATAGCAAGGCGTTAAAAAGAGAAGCATTTGCTAAACGTATTGAGGATAAGAGAATATTGCTTAAACTTTCATCATCAGAATTAGCGGTTAAAGCCGGAATTAGCAGAAATACAATGCAACATTATGAAGAGGCTACAGCCTTCCCAGGTGATGACAACATGATCAAGTTAGCAGATGCGTTAGAAACAACACCACATCATCTAAGAGGTGAATAGTGGCTATGACTAGAGAGAATCAAACAATCTGTAAATGTAATATTTGTCAAAAATTCAAGTATTCTTTTGATGTAATCCTGTGTAAACATTGCCTAAAGGCTATTTGTTCTGGTTGCTGTGTTATAAAGGAAAAATACGGTTATTGTCCTAATTGCAATAATTTGATAGCAGAAATTGATACTCAAATACATTGAGGTGATTAATGTCTAAGACGATAGAAAATTTAGGTAATGGGGTAGGTGATCAAAATTATGGTACACCCTGGTATTTTTATGAGTATTTCAATGAGATATTCGGCTTTACTCGCGATTGCTGTGCTGATGAAATTAACCACAAGCATGAGAAATACTGGACAAAAAAAGATAACGCTTTAGCGCAATCCTGGAAAGATGAGATTATCTGGTGCAATCCACCATTTGGGCAAATAGCACCTTTTGCAGAAAAAGCTCTTGAGGAATTACAGAAGCATGGCACCACCACAGTAATGATTACTCCAAACTATTCAGGAACATTTTATTTCAGGGATTATTTGAACAAAGCTCAAATCTGGTTTATTACCGGTCGTATCAGATTTCAATTACCCGGTAGCTACGAGCTTGCAGGGGAGAATCCTAACTATATGGTGATTATAATATTTAGTCCTGAATTTTGCCGCATGGGAGATATGAGCGGGGATGTAAAGTTACTGGATTTACAGAAAATCAAAGATCACAACCAAGGCGAATTATTCAAAAAAGAGGTAATTGCTGAACCGGTCAAAAAGGTAAATAAAACAGAAGCGGCTCTTAAAAGGTTGACTTCTGAATAGACTGTGTTAATTTTAACACAGCGAAGAGGTAAAAATGGCTACTATAAAAGAAAAAATAAAAACTCTAAGATTTGAGTTTGACATGAAAATCAAAGATATTGCAGAGGAAATTGGTGTCACCAAATCGGCGGCATATAAATATAGCTCTGGTCAAAGATTAAAGCCTGATCAGGAAATAGAAGATAAAACCGATGCGTTGATCGAGCGTTTACGTAAAAGCGGTATAAATTATTATCGCCTCAAAAATTCCCGGTCAAGCAAATGAAATGGTTTGCCATAGCGGTAATAATTGCAGCTATTCTTTTGCTGATAGGGGTTGTGGCTTTCTCGCTTTATTCGATATTTGACGCTCATGATGGACGTATTCTTGCTGCTAATGGTCATAAAAATAAATATTTGAAAATGATAGAGGCTTTTAAAATGGAAAAGACAGAAAAAGAATTAACTCCCAGGAACACGGCTAGACAGAAAGCAACGGGATTATTGATATTTGGTGTTGGTTTTCTCATAGCTGTAATATCAGCGGTCTGGTTAACATTTACCAATTATGGACCTGGTGCAGCATTTTTTACTTTTGGAGTATTGCTAGCTGTATTAGGTTTTATATATCCAAAATTATAGCTTTAATCATGAGCCTCCTTATTCATGATAATGGGTTGGCTGTCCCACTGGATGCTTTAATTCAGGAAACAGCTCCGGTTCTTTGATAAAGAGTTTGCAAGTCGGTAACGATGCTGTGTGAAGCATGGCAACCTATCTGTCACGATGCGGAATAATAGGCGACAAGCGCGGAAGCATGACCTGATCAGTCAGTAAGCCTCATTAAGTCGCGGGAAAATGTTACGGCGCGGGCGGTTAGAATCCGACTAGTCCGGCTTGCATGAAGTTGCTTGATACACGCGTTGTCTGTCGCGTTAATAACAGACCATAGTTTAGCTACTATAGTCAATTATCAAGTATAGAGTCCCGTAGCGGCATGATAATGCTATTGGTGGAGATAGAAAGAAGCTAGTAAATCGGCGTCCGCTACTTCTATCGTCTGTCGGTTCAACTCCGGTCTACGGGACTTTAAAGAAATAACCCCCAAATAAACAGCACCAGGTAGGGGTTAGCCCTGGTAGGAAACAAATCGCTGGCAAAGCCCCGATAAGCCAGCGATTGCCAGATGACAGTAAACAAAACTAAAAAGCACTGTGCAAGAGAGGTAAATATGCACCGGATGGCACCAAAAGCCGGTTACAAAATCAGATAACATGTTAGTACATTAAGTTTGTAATAAGCCCCTCGCTACTGTCAAAGCCTGTTAGCTAAGAGGATGTGAGGGGCGCCTTAAACCAGATAAACAGAGGATAATATGCAGATCAAAATTAGGGTCCAAATCAATGAAAACATCGTAGCTCTGAAAAAATTACTAGACAAAGTAATTAAACTGGAAATCAAAAGAGACAACATCCCGGAAAAAATCAAAGAAGACATAGTTAGAGAATTAATTCTTCTAAGTAATGAATTTGATTTAGAGCTTTCTGGAATATTGGCAATTTTCCAGATTGAAACGTTGGAAGATTATCTATTATGTGAGGCTTGCAATTGTGCCAAGTTGTCAGAGGATATGAAAAGCGATGTTGACGGGGTGCCATTATGTGAATCTTGCTTTAATGAATTGATAGAGCATACGCTTGCGATGGAACCAGGGACAAATATTGTTGATGGAGTGATGAATGATGAGTGAAAAGGGCTATCGTATGATCTATAAACCTAAAGGCATGGCTTTGGAATATGCACCACTGGCACTGAATCCCTATATAGGTTGCAATCATGGCTGTACATATTGCTACGGACCGGCTGCAATGCGTAGACCGGATTTTCATGATGTTATCCGACCACGAAAAGATTTTTTAAAAAAGCTTGCTTTAGATATCAGAGATATGAAAGCGGAAAATGACAAGAGACAAGTTCTATTATCCTTTGCTACAGATCCCTATAACGAGCTAGAACCGAAATTGAAGTTGACCCGCAATGCCTTGATGATGCTGAGTAAGGCAGAGATACCTTTTACTGTGTTGACTAAATCTGATTTTGCGGAAGATGATTTTGATTTGTATAGTGCAACCAGGGATAGCTTTGGTGTATCACTAACTACAATGAATGTTGCAAAAGCGGATAGATGGGAACCAGACGCGGCTAAACCCTGGAAAAGATCAGAACAGCTTGAACGTGCAAAACGGGATGGTATTAGTACTTGGGTATCATTAGAACCGGTTATGGATTCAGTAGAGGCTATGGCAGTTATCTATAACGTCCATGAATTTACAGACGTTATCAAAATTGGCAAGCTCAATCATCAACAGCCAGAAAAGCCAATCGACTGGCAGAAATTTGCATTCGATGCTGTAGAACTATGCGAGAAGTTAGGACAGAAATACATCTTGAAAGACAGCCTTGCAAAATATTTAGGGGCGGAGTGATGGATTCAGTAGAAATATTTACGCATGATGAATTAGTAAAACGTGCTAGCAAATGGCTAGTAGGTAGCCAGAACTGTAAAATTGCTTTTCAGGAGTTGGTGACAAATACAGTTTACGGTGAAATTCCAGATGCCATAGGATTCAAGAGTGATGGTCAAACAATATTAGTTGAATGCAAGACAAGTAAATCAGATTTCAGACAGGATAGAAAGAAGACATTTCGTCTTATTCATAACAGAGGAATGGGTAAATATAGATACATAATGTGTGCCCCAGGCGTTATAAATCCTGACGAGATGAGAACTAGCGGCTATCATGATTGGGGTTTACTTTGGACTATGCCAAAAATAATTAAAGTCATTAAAAGATCAGATATTCACGAGAGATTTGCGGACGCTGAATTGTCTTTAGTAACATCATGCTTAACCAGAGTTGCGATGCTAACACCTATGCACTTCCCGAATGGTGTATTTACAAATATAACCTACGATCATATTCAAGCAATGCGAGAGCTTGAAGATCAAAGAATGGATGAAACAAAGGAGATTAACCGATGAAGAAATTAGTAACTATCATATTAGTAGCAATCATGCTGCTGTTATTCGCCGGTTGTGGCGATTACATCTTACTGAAAAAAAGCGATTTTGACCAGTTACGAGAACATATCGAAAAGGATCTACCCGCCCTGGATGCTTTGATGGCTAGAAAATTCAAGCAAGGCACCATGACACCAGAGGAATACATGGCGTATCAGTCCCGGCGCGGTCCGTACAATTTATGGCTTGCTGATATCGCCAGGAAAATAGATAGCAGTGGTGATCTACTTGGATCAATAGAGGGGCTTGTAAGAATGGCTGGTTATGGTCAGTACGTTGATTTACTAGGTGGTGGTGGTAGTTCTGCTGTTGACCCGGTAATAATCAGTAGATTAGACGCGATGGAGCGGATTGCACAAGCAAACAATATAACCATGCAGCAAGTGAGCAAAGATTTACTGGAAATGAAAAAATGGATTGAGGATGATAACAAAAAGCCAGAACCAAAGCCAGAACCCGAACCTGAACCGGAGCCCAAACCACAGCCAGAGGAACCAGACCCGGAACCGGAACCAGAAAAGCCAGTAGAACCATCTATTACAGATGAAGTATTCCGTTTGAGTGAGCATAAATACAAAGATGAAAAGCCAGTTACCTATAAATTACCAGGACTGAAAACAGAATTTTATATTGAATTTACCGTATCTGATATTGCGTATCATGGAACAGAAAATATTATCAAACCATTTTTAACAATCACTAATGCCAGAATGGTCAAGAGGATGAAAGCAAATCCACACCTTAACGCAGGTAGAATAATGTTTTCTATCTTTGGCGGTAGCAGAGAAGCTCCGTATGCAGGAATGTTTAATCTATTTTGGGCCTCTGATAATAACCACGATGAGAAATTAAAAAGAGGCGATAAAGAAGAATTCGATGAATGGAGATCCAGAACTAATGTTGATTGGCTATCATCACATACAATCAGAATGGAATTTCGATTAGCGAGTGAAGCGGATAGAGGCGCCTATTTAGAAAACTTGACCCGTGAAATATCAAATTCTTTTGACGTGTTGACAGCAACATTATTTATTGATGGACGCAAGATTAAGAGCAGAACAGCCGGTTACTATTGTCCTGAACCTCTGTTAGTGCTACCAGGTTTTTATTTCAAATCAAACTTAACGCAACCTGTAGGAATGGTATTGACTGATCTGGTAATTGATAACTTGGAAGGTGAATAAATGCACAAAATACAGCACGGTATAGATTCCCGCGATGAGGAAAAAGACGAAACTCTATTTAGAGTTACTTTCAACAAAGACGGCGAATTTATTTCAACAGAAAAGCTAAACCATAATAAAGACGCTTTTGCTTACATCAGGATAAACGAAGCGGGGGATATGGCTTTTGAGGGAATTGGAGCAAGCGGCATTTTAGAAGCTCAAAGAAAAGCAGAAAGTGAAAGAGAACTTTATTTAAGCGGTCATGCTGAAAAACTACCATCTTACAACGGAGAGGTAAAAATATGAGCGGGACTGAATCAACACCAGAGCCAAAATGGAAAGTTGATATGATAGAAGATAGTGAAGTAACAGAAGGGGCAAATCATTTTGCAGCTTATGATATCACTACAGATTATCTCAATGAATTACCAACGGCGAAACAGGTAGAAATAGCACTTGATGAGCATGACACCTTGAAAGCCAAAGTAGCGGAACTAGAAGCAAGCGAAAAGGAATTGATAAGCTTACTGGATAGAGTAGAAGGTTTTCTCGAATATGACAACTTGCCTGCTTATAAACTATTGAAGTTACTGGAAGCTGTTAGTAAAGCCCTCATCAAGCGCAAGGAACAATAAAAGGTGAAGAAGCGATGAAAAAACGAAAAATTGTAAACACTCCAGCGCCGTGGATGTGGGTTGGCATGGGAGATGAAATAGGTTTAGCTCTGGTTGCCAGAGGCGATAGAGTAATATTAGAAACGAAATCAATAGAGGTGAAAGTATGAGTGAAAAATATGATTCTACCGGCGATACGGTTCACCACATAACCAGGGTGCAAAGTTTATTAAATTGTTTTGTATTCATTCTCAATCAGCAATCAAGGCTGCATGATGTATCAAAATTAGTTCCACCAGAAAAAGAGATTTTTGATGAGTTTACACCAAAACTCAGCGGGACTACTTACGGTAGCAAAGAATATAAGGACAATTTCGCAGAAATGTCAGTTGCTACCAAACACCATAACGAAGTCAATAGACACCATCCAGAATTTCACGGCAATGATTTAGGGAAGATGGATTTAATTGATATTGTTGAAATGCTGCTCGATTGGAAAGCTGCCAGTGAGAGACACAAAGACGGCGATGTATTCCGGTCGATTGAACAGCAGCAAGAAAAGCTAGGCTATGATGATACTTTCAAAAATATCTTGATCAATACTGTTAACAGAGTTACGAGCCTTGATGATACAGAGGGGGGTAGAGTTTAAATGGCAATCATTTACTATATTCCGGTTACTTCACGCAAGACTGCTATAGAAGCTCTACCAGAGCATCAAACGCCTAACCTGCCAGGATGGGATCAAATGAATCTGTCACAGCAGAAAGCCACCATTAAATATTTAAGGCGAAAAATTGATAGAATCAATTTACGTGCAAATGGCAATGATCGATTGAATCAACAGATTCAGCGAATTAAAGCAATCATCAGTTATTTGGAGTAGGGAAAATGCAAATACATGATAGCCAAGCGGACAGAATTATTAGCTTGATTTTCCAGACCCTCACGGGGATGGAAGATGATAAGGACATTAAGTGTCCATCTTGCGGCTTAAATCATTATCATGATTATTTACCCAAAGAATGTGCACTACTTGATTCAATGTCGACATTTGGAATTAATCATGACAAGGAAATTGGTGTATAAAAATGGCTGAAAAACGTATTAAAATGGATGCAGATGAATACAGAAAATATCTCTGTTCAGGATGCGGCAAGACAGCAATCAATTGTAAATGCGATAAGACACCTACGGGGG